CCATCAACCATCCCCCCCTCGTACTTGCCTGAGTAAAAAAACATATCTTTCACTTCTTCTATGCCTGTATACGAGACATAGTCTTGATTAAAGGATCTCGGTATATTAATAACGATGCTCTCTGGGAGACATCCATTTTGTTTATTATATTCAATAACGCCGTTTTTCATGTCGGCGCTTTTTCCTCCGAGACAGATTGTTCCATATTTACGATGTAAATATTTTGCGAAGGTTGTCTTTCCTATATTGCCGGCTTTGCTCCAATACCAATATATTATACGATCGTCAGGATCGCTTTCCATTATCTTACAAAGATCTTGTTGCCAATCGTATAGATTATCCTCGCACGCGAGTTTTTTAAGAGGTTTAGAAAATCGTACATTTGTGAGCGGATTAGGATCTTCCTTGACACAATATTTTTGATTATCCCATTTCCCTTTCATTTTGTCAAGAAAGAAGACATCCTTTAGGAGTTTCCATATAGTGTCTTGACGCTTTTTAGTTTTTAACATAAACGCTCCTTGAATATGAGGAGTATCACATTTATCTCCTCTTTCTTTTCCAAAGACATATTTTTCACATAAAGGAACTAAATCTTGCTCAATTTGCTCCATTGCCCCATTAGGGTAATTGTTCCAAGTCATTACCCATGATCGACTTTGATATTTACATTCTGGAATAACGGGGGTTTGTTTATTACCCCCCGTTTGCTCAATTTGCTCAACTTGCTCCATTTATACTTAACCTTTATATTTTGTTTTTAACTGGTTTAATTTTCTAGAAAAATAAATTAGGTTCCGAGCCTCGGTTTAGATCTCCTGAACCGAGTCTGTCGTTGACTTGAGTTCCCATTTGGGAACAGAACTTAAGGCACACTCAGACCCAGGAGATTTAAACTTGATCTCCTGAACCAGATCTGAGTGATATTAGATTCATACTGAGGCATATTATAACAACCAGTGATATTAATCAACTCATATGCCTCCTAAAAGACGTAAGAAAAAAGTTGTTTCCAAGAAACAAGTAGAGAAAATCGCTCGTCAGACTGCGTATTCTATGATCCCTAAGAAACTTCATTACACATCGGGGACTGATAGTGGTCCTGGTCTTATCCAGAATTCACAACCTTGGTTGGTTATACAACCAGCGTTTATTGATAATAGTTTAACTAATCACGGACGTGCCACCGATCATATTTTTATTGAAAAATGCTCTGGATTTTTTAACGTTTCATTTTCCCCGAATACCACTAATAGAGTGGAGGTAAGGGAGTTGGTGGGATACTTTAAAGGATCTACTGATAGTAGTGAAAAGAACATTGCCGACTTTAGTTCTACAACATTAGCATCTATGTTGCCTAATAAAATGTCCTCATGGGACAGAGATAATTTTTACATTAAACACGATAAGAGTTATGACCTTATGCCACAGCAGATTTACAATGCTGGTTCGGGAGATGGGGTCAATGATCCCCAAGGGATATGGAGATCCAAGAGAATTGCTTTAACTCATCATTTGTATAGAAAGTTTGACTATACTAATACTACAGAAGGAGGGACCGGCAACACAGTTGAAGGTAACTACGCTTCTTCTAATCATCCTGTAGGATGGAAACCTTTTATTGCAATTCAAATTCGTTGTCCAGAACAAGACTTTACAGCACAGACCGGTAGTAACCCAGGTCCGTATATAGATTATAAATTTAAAACACAGTTTAAGGATTTACAGTAATAATATCAAATTTTATGAAAAATTGGATAAAATATCAGAAAAAAATAAATTAAGTAAAAAAGGATAAAAAAAAAATTAATTTAAGACGGAAAAAGAATATTTGTGCCCCTATGGCACAATAAAAATTTTCGCGGTTTAATAAGAAAAAAAGAATTAAATTAATTGCAGGGGATTATTTCTTCATAAGGGTATACCCTTATATATTACGGATCACCCATCGATCAGGTGACATTTCATATTCCCTTGGTTCTTCGTTAGAGAAGATAATTAAGTGTGGAGAATTTCCATCAACCATCCCCCCCTCGTACTTGCCTGAGTAAAAAAACATATCTTTCACTTCTTCTATGCCTGTATACGAGACATAGTCTTGATTAAAGGATCTCGGTATATTAATAACGATGCTCTCT